GTTCCTGAACCAATCGGATCCGAATACTGGAAAGAAGAAATATTACCTCCCGCATTCTTTAAAGGAGAATCTGCACCAGAAGGTCTAAAAATTATTGGAGATCGTTGGCAAAATCCAAAAACTAATAGAGTTTATACTTGGATTAAATCAGGAGATGCATATGTTTGGGCCACTTGACTTTTTAATTTTTTATGATATGATTCTTTTATGATTCTAGTAGACAACAGTCAATTACTAATTGCCAGTATATTTCAGAATATGAAGTCCAATCCAGTAATGGATACAGATTTCATAAGACATCTAGTATTTAATTCGTATAGATTTATCAATAAAAAATTTGGAAATCGATACGGAAAAATAGTTGTCTGTAATGATGCAGGTCCATCTTGGAGAAAAACTAAATTTCCACATTACAAACAAAATAGAAAACGAAAGCAACAAGCTTCTGGTGTAAATTGGACAGAGATATATGAAAATATGTCAATTGTTCGATCTGAAATATTAGATGTTCTACCCTACAAGAATATCAGAATCACAGGTGCAGAGGCAGACGATATTATTGCTGTGCTGGCAAAACATCATCATCAAACAGAATCTATTTTAATAGTATCAAACGATAACGACTTTCAACAACTTCAAATTTATCCAGAAGTAGAACAATACAGTACTATAAAGAAAGATTTTATTCGTTGTGAATCTCCTAAACAATATCTACTAGACCATATTATGGAAGGAGATTCAGGAGATGGAATACCCAATATCTTGTCAGACGATGATACTTTTATGACAGAAGGAAAACGACAAAACAGATTGACTCGTCAAAGGCGAAAAGAAATACTAGAAAATTTAGGATCTATTACAGGAACTGAATGGGCAGATAACTGGTCTAGAAATAAAATGTTAATTGATTTGAGTCAAATTCCAGATGATTTAGAATCACAGATTTTAGAGGCTTATTCTCATCCTGTTCAAACTAAAATCAGTTTATTAGATTACATGATATCTCATAAACTTAATAATCTACTAGAAAGTGTAGGAGACTTTTAATGCGATCAGAGTATTCAGATGATTTTGAGTCGTGGAAATCTAAAAAAGCAAAATCAGTTTTCCGAAAAGATAAAAAATCTCAAAAAAATAAAGGAAAAAATAATTTTCGAAGAGAAGTGCAGGATTATATTGACAAACGGTCAGATGTAGACTATGATTCACAAGGAAACAATAACTATGGTTACTAAAATGAAAACATTTACATTATCAAAACAAACTCTTGGGATATTAAAGAATTTTTCTGGCCTCAACTCAAACATCCTGATTAAACCAGGTAGTGTTATCAAGACTATTACTCCGTCTAAAAACGGAATGGCAGAGGCAACAGTTACAGAAGATTTTCCTGTTGAATTTGGTATCTGGGATCTTCAAAAGTTTCTTGGTGTGGTAAGTTTATTTAACTCTCCTACATTCAACTTTGCCTCAAAGAGTGTCACCATTTCAGACGGCAACGACTCTAATATAGTGTACTACTACAGTGAACCCAAGTTACTTACAGTACCTACAAAAAACGTTAATATGCCCAAGACAACAGTAAAGGTCAGTCTGACAGAAAAAACTTTTGCTGATTTGCAACGGGCTGCTGCAGTAATGCAATTACCCGATATCTCATTTCAAAACGAGTCTCAAAAGATCTATGCTGTAATCTGTGATATGGCAGATCCAACATCTAATTCGTATAAGACTCTTATCGCAGAAGATTACTCTGGTAAAGAACAAATGACCTTGAACTTTAAAATAGACAATCTCAGAATGTTACCTGGAACGTATACCGTCAGGTTCTCCACGAATGTAGTAGGAGAGTTTACTAATGATACGATACCAGTCAAGTACTGGTTTGCCATGGAAACTAATTCTAAATTCGAATAAGAAATGAAAACTTCAACTGACTTTCTTTGGGTGGAACGTTATCGTCCACAAACTATTAAAGACTGTATTCTTACTAAGAGTCTGGAATCTACATTTCAGGAAATGGTAAAGAAACAAGAAACTCAGAATCTGTTATTTTACGGTACTGCTGGAGTAGGAAAAACTACTGTGGCAAAGGCCTTATGCAGTGAAACAGGATCTGATTGGATCATGATTAATTGTTCAGAAGACGGAAATATTGATACTCTTCGAACTAAAATCAGACAGTTTGCCAGTACAGTAAGTCTGACCGAGGCCAAAAAGGTGGTTATACTGGACGAGTTTGATTATTCTAATGCAAATTCTATTCAACCTGCACTCCGAGGAGCAATCGAAGAATTTGCAAATAATTGTAGATTTATTTTGACCTGCAATTACAAATCCAAGATTATCGAGCCGATTCATTCTAGATGTACTGGTGTAGATTTTGCCATACCTCGGACGGAAAAACCTGAAGTGGCCAAACGATTACTTCGTAGATTAGAGTTTATTCTTAAATCAGAACAGGTTCAGTACGATAAGGCCATTCTGAGTCAATTAGTATTAAAACATTTCCCAGATTTTAGACGAATAATCAACGAACTGCAAAGGTACTCGGTTTCAGGATCTATCGACCAGGGAATTTTGTCAAATTTGACTGAAATTGAACTTCGAGACTTGTTTCAGGCCCTGAAAGAAAAGAACTTTAATTCTGTTCGAAAATGGGTAGCTCTGAACGCAAACGAGAACCCCACAGAACTGTTCAGGCGGGTCTACGATTCCCTACAGGACGTTCTTGTACCTCAGACCATTCCCAATGCGATAACCTTGTTGGCAGACTACCAATACAAGTCTGCGTTTGTAGCAGACCAAGAAATTAATATGATGGCCTTTCTTATAGAACTTATGGTGGCCTGTGAATTTAAGTGATGTATTAAATTCAATCAATTACACTAAAGTGAACCTGCTTGATCAGGGCCTAAACTCGGAATACGTTCCGTATCTGGTTAATCGGTGTCTTTCTTATTTTCCAGACACCTTGTTTCATGCCAACAGGATGAATACTCGATCCAGCCTGACTCGAGATCAACAATACCAATATTATCTTGAAGGCCTTTCTAAAAGAAAACGATTCAGTAAATGGATTAAACCGGAAACTGATTCTGATTTGGAAACAGTTATGCAGTATTACGGATACTCTAGGAGACATGCCCAGACCGTTCTTCCGTTAATTTCTAAGGAACAAATGGATCAACTTAAAAATTCTCTTAAAACAGGAGGTCAAAAGCCAAAAAACCATAAATAATTCAAATAATGATGTTGCAATCATTAATTATGGAGAATTTATGGAAACAAATGAATCAAATAATGATCCGGATATTTTTGACGGACTAGGTGTAGAAATTGTTCTTAAAACCAAAGAAGACTTTCTGAAAGTAAAAGAAACTCTCACTCGTCTTGGAGTAAGTTCTAGAACAGAAAAAAAACTATGGCAAAGTTGTCACATATTACACAAACGAGGCAAATACGCCATAATGCATTTTAAAGAAATGTTTTTATTAGATGGCCTGAAAAGTGACCTAAGCGAAGAAGATGTAGGCAGAAGAAATACTATAGTTCGATTATTAACTGAATGGGGTTTAGTTGTACCAGTAGACGAAGAAGAATATAAAGAACCTCAAATAAGTCTAGCAAAACTTAAAATAATTTCACATAAAGACAAACAAGATTGGCAACTCATTCCTAAATACCATATCGGCAAGAAGTGATTTGACCTTTATATTATGAAAAAACTACTTATAAAATTTCCGACAAGAAATCGTCCAGAAAAATTTAAGAAAGTTTTGCAACTTTACATTGATATGTTATCCGGAAAACACGATGTAAGATTTGTTATAACTATGGACGAAGACGATTCAACAATGAATACGCAAGAAATTAAAGAATGGTTAAATTCGTTACCCATTAATATCAAATACAATTACGGTCATTCAAAAACAAAGATAGAAGCAGTAAACGCAGATCTGGATGGAGAAGAAGCAGATGTGTTACTTTTAGCGTCTGATGATATGTTTCCAGAAGTTCAAAACTACGACGATATTATATTTCAAAAATTCGAAGAGTTTTTTCCAGATTTTGATGGTGCAATTAAATTTAATGACGGTTATAGATATAATGGATCAACCCCCGATGATTTAATGACATTGTGTGTTATGGGTTGGTCGTTGTATAAACAGTTTGGTTATATTTATCACCCAGAATACAATTCATTATATGCTGATAATGAACAAACTCAAGTTTTAAAAAACATGAAAAAATATGCTTCATCCGAAATTTGTTTGATTAGGCATATTTGGACTAAAGATCGTTCACAGTGGGACGATTTACAAGTTAGAAATGAAAGACAAGAACTATATGATAAAGATCTAGAAGTATTCAATAGACATATGAAAGAAATGGAAATTTAAATATGAAAACAGAATTAATTTCATTCTACGCAGATATAGACAACAGAACCTATTATAGCGATCATGCCCGCAGATTAAAAGAAAACTGCGAAAAATTAAATATTCCTATAGACATAAGAGAACTACCATCCAAACACGATTATCGATTAAATTGTTTAAGTAAACCTAAATTTATATTGGATATGTTAAGAGAGAAAAAACGTCCAATTGTATGGATGGATGTAGATTCTATAATTCATCAGACACTTGATATATTTGACCTATTGGAAGATATTGATGTAGCGTTTGCCTATCAAGTATACGATCCTACTCAGATACAGATTAATAAAGTCAAGGCATCTCCTATTTACTTTAACTATACAGATATAGTGCTTGAATTTTTACAGTATTGGATTACAATGACAGAACAAGTTAATCAATTAGATATTCCTGTATTTGATCACGAATTATTGATATATAAAGTTATTCCAGAATACTATAATAAAATGAGAATATATCGTCTTAATAGAGAATACGCAATTTGGCCAGGAACTAGTTTAGGAACAGATGAAACTCCCAGAATAACAATGGGACTAGCAGACGGAGACTCTAAACGAAAAGGTTTAGAAAATATGGGAGTATCTTCAGAAGATATTGATTTTCAACTTGTAGGAAATCGTTTCAATGAAACCTAAAATTAAATGTTTAGGTGCTCCTTTTGATACAAAGTTTTCTTCATGTTCTGATATTAAACCTGTAAATTTTGAATGGAGTTTGGTAGAAGGAGATTATCTGGTTCATATCGATCACGGTTTATTCATAGAACCAGAATCAGACTTTTTAAAAAAAAAGCGATTTGGATGGACATGCGAATCTAGTCATATTATTTCTGATGTAGTAGAATTTTTAAAACAAAAACACAATGTTTTATTCGACGAGTACTATAATAAAATATTTACACACGACTCAGAATTACTCAAATTAGATTCAAGATTTGTGTACTGTCCAAACGGCAGTAATTATCCGTGGATACGAAAATCTGATTGGAATATATACGAAAAATCAAAAGTATGTTCTATGTTCTGTTCTCCTAAACGAATGACAAAAGGACATGTGTATCGCCATAAGGTTGCTAGATTAGTCTTAGATAAAGGATTTGATGTATTTGGTGGAGCTCATGGAACTCCTAGAACAATTAGTGATCCAAGAAATCCTTGGAATACTAAACTAGATGGAATTAAAGATTATATGTTTAATATAGTAATCGAAAATGGAGTATACGATTCATATTCGACAGAAAAATTAACAGATTGTTTTGCTACTGGTACAATTCCTGTATACTGGGGTACAAGACAAATACCAAAAATATTTGATCCAGAAGGAATAATTTGGTTACAAATAGGACAAGAATGTGACTTACTGGAATCTCTTTCTCCAGAATTATACGCAAATAAACGTAAAGCCATAAGCAATAATTTAGAAGTTCTTAACAATCTAAAATTAGCTGATGATGATCTTTTTGAAATAATTAAAAGTGAAACCTCTAATACTTAATGCAGACTATCTAATACCACAAGATTCTTTGCCTGATCTGCCAGAATCTTATGAAATTCATTTTACTAGATTTGGAAAAAATGCTAAACCTGGTGGGTCTGTTCAGTTTTATTCGGACGCAAAGCATAAGATATTTGTTAATATTAATGAACCAACAACATCGGCTTGGGTGGAACAACCCGATCATGTTATTGCAAATGCTCATCACTACACCAAAATTATAACTTCTAATCCCAAAATATTAAATAATTGTTCTCATGCAGCAAAACAACCGTACGGAACTACATGGTTAAACAAATCACCACATCATCCAGATTCTATAGGTGTATTCAGTGAAGAGCTTGGACAATTAACAAAAGAAAATAGTGTTAGTATGGTTTGTGGAGCACTTACAGGAAAACCAGGATATAATATTAGACATACGATCTGGAATAATAGGAATAAAATTAAAGCAAAATTAAATTTTTATTCGTCTACTAGATTTCCTATACCAAACACTTCAACTCTTCCAAACGACGATAAGTTACATCTTTTTAATTCCATGTATTCTGTGGTTGTAGAAAGTTCGAGCGAACCAAATTATTTCACAGAAAAATTAATAGATTGCTTGATAACAAAAACTATTCCCATATACTGGGGTTGTCCTAATGTTTCTGAATACTTTGATACTAGTTATTGGATAAAACCAGAAGATCTTTTAGTAACAGAGTATACTGAAGAGTATTATTATTCTAATATAGAAAAAATTAATATTAATTTTGAAATCGCCAAAAAATATTGTGAATCATTACTAAATAGAATTATTCTAATTATATGAAAGAAACTATATGACAAAAATTTATAGTGAAAAAAATGGATATGATATTATCTCCAGAGATATTGAAGAAAATTTTCATACTTACATCAATAAAACCAAAGATGATATTAAAACAATAGTTATTGTTGGTGGTTATCATTGCTGGGAAGCAGAAAAATATTTACAGTTATATAAAAATTGTAAACTTTATATTTTTGAACCAGTTCCTGAATTTTTTAATGTTATAAAACAAAAATATGGATCTAATCCTAGATGCGATCTATATAATATCGCTATAACCAATACGGTAGGAGAAATAGACTTTTATAGAACATCTTCGCCAGGATCTGATTCAATATATCCAGTTATTGAAAATAACAACAACGGATACTCTTTTAAATCTGTATTTAAAATTAAAGTAAAATCTGATAAATTAAAAAATATAATAAAAGAAAATATAGATCTTTTGAGTATCGATGTTCAAGGTGCAGAATTAGAAGTTCTTAAAAGCACAGATCTAGATAATGTTTCTTGTATTTTTGCCGAAATACAAATGTCTGAAAATATAAAAAATCAAGTGTATTATAATCAATGTTTTTCAGAAGATTTAAAACAACACTTAGATGAAAAATTTAGTCTTCACTCTTTAGGGTTAGATAATGAATTAAAAAATGGAACTGGTAATAGTTTCTGGATAAAAAAATCAAAAATTTGTATAATACAAGAAGCCAGCATTAAATGATACAAAAAAATATCCGAGTAAATAATGAGTTTTATATTGCTTCCGTTTATAACGTTTATAAATACAGGTAAGATCCTGATTCCGTTCTACGTTCATAAAATGCATGGAATAGGAACTCCCGAAGATTTGAATACATTTATTAATAGAAAGAATATAGTATAAATAAAAATACTAATCGAACTGTAACCTAAACTACCCAACGATTTGGAGATCCACACGATGAAGAACTATTCGCAGAACAACGAACAAGACATCATTCTTGAATACTTTGAGAAAAGAAATATACTTCAGGGCAAACTCCTTGATGTTGGAGCATTTGATGGGGAGTGGATTAGCAATGTCCGTGCGCTGATGATTAAGCATCAGGGGTGGAGAGGAGTCTTCGTGGAACCTTCGTCATACTGTTTCAGCAAACTGGTTGATCTGTACAAGATGGAGCCAAGACGAGCGGAATTGATCAATCTTGCAATCGTTCCTGAGGATGAACTTGATGGAAGTCCACTGCTCAAGTTTAATGAGTCTCCCCTGAGTGGTTGTTCTTCCTCAATCGATGGTCATGTACAGAGATGGTTCAACGAAGTCAACGCTGATGGAGATTCGGTCAATCCGAGAAAAGTCTATGTAGCTAAGATCGGAATGCGCGAGGTACTTGAGAAGTTCGGGCCTTTTGAACTTATCAGCATCGATATCGAGGGGTACTCTGCTCGTCTTGCTTTGCAGGAGTGGTTCAATCCTCAGAACTATGGGTGCAAGTTGATCTGTGTCGAACAAGACCGCAAATGGCAGGAACTTGAGACCAAATTTGTCTCTCAGGGGTACAGCGTTCTTGCTCTGAATGGTGAGAACTTGATCATGGGAATCCTTTGAATTATGCCAACACCGTCTAATCAAATTCTACTGAGCGTTCTGGTTTTATCTATTCCTTCTCGTCTTGAAAAGTATCTGATACCAACCTATAATCGCCTTCTTCAACAGATTGGAAACGAAACTTGTGTGGAAGTTTTAACTCTTGTAGACAATAAGAGCATGAGTATCGGAGAGAAGCGACAAGCCCTACTAGAATCCGCTCGCGGCAAGTGGATTGCATTTTTGGATGACGATGATGCGGTATCGGAAGATTATATCTCAACTTTGATTGAAACTTTACAAAATAAGTCTGCTGATGTTATAACTTTTGAACAGCATTGCACCGTTAATGGCAAGGAGTTCAAGGTTGATTTCAGAATGGGTAATCCACATGAAAGACTAAAGATAAATCCTGATGGTAGTTTGGGTGATATTAAGCGACCACCATATCATATGTGTGTATGGGCGGCTAAAATTGCAAAAAATATTCCTTTTCAAGCAATATCATACGGTGAAGATTTTGATTGGTGTTCTCGAATGTATCCGTTTGTTACTTCGGAAACTCACCTAGATAAAGTACTTCACTATTATCAGTATGATGATCGGACATCGGAAAGTATACAATATGCACCGCGATAAATGAATATTTTATACAAAGTGTTTTAATATTAAATTTATAACAATAACTCATATAAATACATTATGAAACCGACTATTACATTATGCATGATTGTGAAGAACGAGTCTCATGTGATCCTAGAATGTCTTAATTCTGTATGGAAACACATTAATTACTGGGTCATTTCGGATACAGGTTCAACAGATAACACTAAAGAACTTATTGAAACCTTCTTTCGAGAAAAAGGTATACCAGGAGAATTTGCTGATTTACCCTGGAAAGATTTTGCTCACAACAGATCTCATGTGTTAAAAGCATGTCAAGGCAAGGCAGATTACGCCTGGATGATTGATGCAGACGATTTCTTGGTGGGAAATTTACAACTTCCTCCAAATACTGATGCAGATGCGTACACACTTAAATTAGGAAAAGGACCAGAATTTACTTGGTGGAGAAATCAAATATTTAAAACAGAATCCGAGTGGAAATACGAAGGAGTTCTTCACGAGTACGCTGCAACTTCTAAACCTAATCCTGTAATCGTTCGCCTGGAAGGACAGTACAAAGTTAATGCCAGAACTACAGGTGCCCGTAATCAAGGAATTACACCGATAGAAAAATATTCCAGAGACGCCATTACACTAGAAGAGGCACTCAAAACTGAACCAGAAAACAGTCGTTACTGGTTTTATCTGGCCCAAAGTTATTTTGATTCGCAACAATACGAAAAATCAGAACAGGCGTATATGAAACGCGCCCAGATGGGAGGATGGCCGGAAGAAGTGTATTACTCCTTGTATCGAGTGGCTATTTGTAAGGCATTAACTAATAAACCGTGGGGAGAAATCAAAGAGGCCTTTCTTAACGCGTACAATTACAGACCTATTCGAGCAGAACCTTTGTTTCATATTGCACAGATTTACAGAACAAAATTTAATCAACCGGCAGTAGCCTATATCTACGCCAAGATGGCAGCAGATATTCCGTTTCCACACCAAGACATCTTGTTTATACCAGAGGTGATGTATACTTTTGCCATATTAGACGAACTGGCTGCAGTGGCGTATTATGCTGGTCGACCCGATGTCGGATATCAGGCATCAAAGATTCTGTTAGAACAAGGACGAGTTCCTGAAAGTGAAATTCCTAGAGTTCAAGAAAATTTTAGAAAATATCAAGAAGTGATGCAACAAGTTCAACAACAAGCTCAACGGCAACAAGTTCAACAACAAAAAAATTCAAAAACAAAACAAAATAAAAAAACATTTAAAACAAGAAAATAATTATGAAACCGACTATTACATTATGCATGATTGTGAAGAACGAGTCTCATGTGATCCTAGAATGTCTTAATTCTGTATGGAAACACATTAATTACTGGGTCATTTCGGATACAGGTTCAACAGATAACACTAAAGAACTTATTGAAACCTTCTTTCGAGAAAAAGGTATACCAGGAGAATTTGCTGATTTACCCTGGAAAGATTTTGGACATAATAAGTCTCATGTTTTGGCTGCATGTCGAGGCAAAGCAGATTACGCCTGGCATATTGACGCAGACGATTATTTGGAAGGTGAACTGCCTAAAATAAAAGATTTAACTGTAGATTGTTATAAACTTAAAATAAAATACGGCGGATCAATACACTACAGAGAACAGATATTCAAACTAGAATCCGATTGGGATTGGGTAGGAGTATTACACGAATGGCCCAGATGTAAAAAAGAAAATCCAAAACATCAAAGACTAGAAGGTTCGTATAGCATATGTGCAAGAATTATAGGAGGCAGAAGCGTAGGAATAACAGAGAAAGAAAAATATGAAAGAGATGCTAGAACACTAGAAGAGGCACTTAAAACTGAACCAGAAAATGGTCGTTATTGGTTTTATCTGGGTCAAAGTTATTATGATACTCAAAATTGGGATAAAGCTAAACGAGCATATATTAGATGTGCTGAAATGGACGGACATTGGCACTCAGAAAGAGCCTACGCGTATTATCGTGCAGGAATATGTCAAGAATGGATAACAGAGTTTAATTCAGATGAAAAGGCTATAGAGTTATATCTGAAAGCATATAAAACAGAACAAAGACCCGAGTTTTTATGGCAAATATCAAGACTGTTTTATTTGAAATACAAAGAATACCATAAGGCCTATATTTACCTTAAAATCGCATACGATACTGCCTATCCAGAAAATAGTCTGTTTCCACATGCTCATATTTGCAAATATAATATCTTAGACGATATTTCTATTATTGCTCCTTTTGTAGGAGAAAATGAGTTGGCCAAAACTGCAATAGAAAAATTGTTAAGAGAAAACAGAGAATATATTCCTAGTTCAGAATTGGAAAGAATTTTAAAAAATTATAAAATTATTACAAATAAAGAATTTAAAATTCGTAATGGACCAAAGGGTTCTTAAATTTCTACTAAAATTTTAATATAAATATGTGATAAATGAGTTGCTTATTTCCTAGTTCGCCGTCAATAGGCCAATCTTTTAATTGTGATGGTTTTATTTATGTTTGGGACGGATTTGGTTGGGTTTATACACCTGCTGGCGGCGGAATAATAGGAGTAACTGGTTCCACTTATATTGGGGTCAGTTCTGATGTCGATCCTAATATCATTTATCTGAGTCCAACATTCGTTAAAGATTTGTTTGGAATAACACAAGATTGTCCTGCAGGACAATATCGATCTTTAAATGATTTACTTAGAGAATGGCAAGCTTCTAGTTTAGGATTTACTTATAACGGTTGTACTGGTGCAACTGCATCATACGGTGAGATTTTAACTCAATGGTTGGCTGAAAATGGACCAGTTGGTCCAACTGGAGAAACTGGAGCAACTGGTCAAGCAGGAGAAACTGGTCGAACAGGAGAAACTGGTCGAACAGGAGAAACTGGTCGAACAGGAGAAACCGGAAAGACTGGAGAAACTGGAAAGACAGGAGAAACCGGTAAGACTGGAGAAACCGGTAAGACTGGAGAAACTGGAAAGACTGGAGAAACCGGTAAGACAGGAGAAACCGGTAAGACAGGAGAAACCGGTAAGACAGGAGAAACTGGAAAGACTGGAGAAACTGGAAAGACTGGAGAAACCGGTAAGACTGGAGAAACTGGAAAGACTGGAGAAACCGGTAAGACTGGAGAAACTGGAAAGACTGGAGAAACTGGAAAGACTGGAGAAACTGGTCGAACAGGAGAAACCGGTAAGACTGGAGAAACTGGTCGAACAGGAGAAACCGGTAAGACAGGAGAAACCGGTAAGACTGGAGAAACTGGTCGAACAGGAGAAACTGGTAAGACTGGAGAAACCGGTAAGACTGGAGAAACTGGTCGAACAGGAGAAACTGGTAAGACTGGAGAAACTGGTCGAACAGGAGAAACTGGTAAGACTGGAGCAACTGGTCGAACAGGAGAAACCGGTAAGACTGGAGAAACTGGAAAGACTGGAGAAACTGGTCGAACAGGAGAAACCGGTAAGACTGGAGAAACTGGTCGAACAGGAGAAACCGGTAAGACAGGAGAAACCGGTAAGACTGGAGAAACTGG